CTTTGCCAAGAATAGGTTTGTATTTAGTTTTACCTTCAGATCTGTAAGCCCATAAAAAGCTAGCTCTAGGTTGTTCCGCGATCCAACTACAATGTATCCATCCCGAGTTAGGTTCGCCAGGCGTATAATATTCGACGATCAATTGATCATAGGAAAGCTCTCTATTAATCCAATCAGCAAGTTCCGCGTTGTCTACTCCAACACATTCGAAGTCTGCGGCCTCGGCTTTGGCGTGCTGTGAATTAGCCGAGCTACCAATAGCCATACATAAATCCACGCTTCGAAATCCGCTGGTAATTTTAACTCTGCCGAAATGATCCCGAACGGGTTGTAGTATATTTTCACATAATGCTTTTAACTTTTCAATCTGATCTGAATTAGGATTGTTATCTATACCCTTACGTATAGCTGTGTCTGACTTAATTAATTCTTGCAAACTAAAATTACGACTCAACTGCATATTTTCTCCTAGTTAATAAGCTTTTCCAAAGCAAAGAGTACTGCTGTTCCCGCAACAGTTAAAAGAACCCAATAGATCTTATCTATCTTACCGCCCAATTTTTCTACATCTTCGTGGATATGTTTCAAGTGATTATTCTTAATCTGTGAAATATCTTTTTTTAATCCGGTCACGTGTCCGTAAAGTGATATGATATGTTCTCTTGTATTTTTGGGTTCTATTGCCATTGATTATCCGTTCGGGAATACTTTGTTAAATTCTTCTAATTGTTGTTCTTCTGGTAATGCAGTAAATGGTATATTACCAAATTTAGCATTAGCATTTACTACTGAAGGGGTTGCTCCCGATACTAACGGAGGAAGTTGTCCTACAGGAGTACTACCTAGATTAGGTATAATTGATTGTCTAAATGGATTGGGTAGATCAGGAAATATATCAAGTGATACTGGTGTTTCTGATAGTATTTCATTTATAGTATCTATTATATCTTCTGCTGTATCAAATGGATTTGGTAATCCTAATTGTTCTGCATTAAATTCAAAAATATTTTTAACATCATTTGAAATACTGTATGGTCTAAACTCTCCATCAATTAATGCATTAAAAGCTCTTCGTTCTCCTCTCTTAACCATTTTTTCTTCAACTGCTTCTTCTGACATACCCAACATCTGTGCAGCTTTTATATCTTTAAACATCTCTCTATTAATATCAAACAAAGCCTTGTTTGATTCTATATATGCATCTACTACTTCTTCTGGAGTTACCACTCCACCGGTTAAAGTTCTTCTTGCAAATATACTTCTTGATGCTCTTATACCATCTTTGTAATCTGTAATTTTATAATTAATTCCTTTTGAAGGATCTATTTTTACCCTTCTCATTCCTGCAATACCAGATAGCTCATTACCTAATTCATATTCAACTCCTCTTGGCCCAAACCTAATATCACTTTCTGGAACTACTTTTGCGACAGAAGCCAATCCTAATCTTTTTAATTGATTCCAGTTTAAAGGAAACTGTGTTTCTGCTAAATGAGCAACTGATTTAGATAAAGCATTTCCAACACTATCTACTTGCATATCGTAAATTCTTCTTCCTTGTGCGTCTACTCCACCTCTTCCTAAAATAGGTGACACATCTTGTAATGCTTGTGTCCACATTGATTCACTTATAAAAGGAGATCCAATTTCTTTTGTAGACTCAATTAAACCTAATAAAAAATCTCCCATAATACCATCTTTGTCATCTCTACCTTCGTTAACAGCATTGATAACAGTTTGAATAGGTCTAGTTAAAGTGTCGTAAGCATTCATATGAGAATAATCTATGTATTCTAGTTTTCCATCTTTAGATCTAAAAGGAAGTAACGTAGAATTTTTAGACCACTCCGCAACATATCTTCTCATTGCATTAATTTCTTCATCACTTACGTCGTGGATAGTTTGTAAAGTGGCAACAGCTCCTGCAGGTAAAACTGTTGAAGTAACGGCCATACCAAACAATCTTTGTAATCCTCTATTTCTTAAAGGTGATTTTGTTTCATTACCTATTTTTACCGTATAAAAAATTTCATCTAAAGCTGTATCTACAATATTAGTTCCTGTTCTCATAATTTCTGCAGGGAAAGCTACAAAATTACCAAGTGGTAATTTTCTTAAACCTTTTACAAAATCAGAAACAAAAGCATAATTTGGAACATTATTTTTTACTAAATCTGCAGCTGCTTTTTTTAAATACTCTTCATTAAATATTTGTTTAACCCCTTTTGGATCTATAAATTCTTGTCCTAGTTGTAAACCTGCATTTCTGTAAGCTTTGTCTAATCTTGCTTTTTCTCCAAAGTATGTAAATATTTTCCAAAAGTCATCTTCAGCTGTATACGCATCTTGTGCAAACTTTTTAGCCACGTTCATTTTCTTTAAGAAAGTATTTACCCCATTAAAGTCTGGACCAATTCTATTTAATACACCACCAAAATCTACATCTTCTAAAAGTTTTTTTAAATCTCCTAATTGAACTTGAGAGTTAACTACTCCTAATCTTAAAAGATCTTGATACATTGCATTTGCTTGTCTAGTTCCAGGTCCTGCAACTTGTAAAGCATTCCACGCTGCTTTTACATCTGCTGTATTACCAAAAGGTAGTAGTCCATTTGCTCCTGCAAATGCTGCAGCACTTAAAAAGTTTCTTGCGTGTGTAAAAGGTGCAAGAATTGTTTTAGCCATTTGAGCTGTAGCTTTTGGATATAAAATTGTATTTTGATAAACTTGTGCAAGAAAACTTTTAGATGTTTCTGTAGTTTTACCCAATGCATCTGCGTAATCATTTAAAGCAACTTTACCTTCAATAGGATTTAAAATTTCAGCAGCTTTTTCTGATGCTCTTTTTCTTTGTTTTTTAGTTAATTGTTTTCCTTTAGAAGAGGCTAATGCTATTTCATTATCTACTGCGTCTTTTACTTTTGCATCAATTCTTGCTGCTTCTATTTCATCAACAGGTCTTAATTTTGCTTTAGGATCATAAAATCTTCCAATAGGTGTACCTCTTACAGCATCTTGTTTTCCTGGAGGAGAGATAGTTTTAAAATCTCTTCCTGTTCCACCAGTATATTTTCTAGCTTCTCCGGAGTTTGCAAATAAAAAAGGAACCCTGGGTTCTGCTCCTACTCTACCTGCTTTATCCCAAGCATCCCAGTTTCTTTTTAAATTGTTTGATTCAGTTACTAAATTATCTAACCATTTGTTATATCTAACTTGTGAAGATAAATTTGCAGTTCCTTCAACTAGTGTTGACATAGGGTTTTCGGCTTTTCCTAAAAGATTTTTTACAATACGTTGTCCTTCCCCTGTAAGTTCTGATAGTCTTGCTGTTTCTCTGCCTGCAACATTTTTATTATTTATTTGAAGATTGTCCGCAATTGAGTTTCTAAAAAAATCTGGAGCATCTTTAATAACAACATCTCCTTGTTTACCAGCAAGTAAAACTCCTTTTGATAATGAAGACCCTTCCCATATCTCATTAGCTATTTTTCCTGCTTCTTCATCAGTTAATTTAACAGTGTTTTTACTTAATCTTGTAACTTCTTTTTGTATATCTTCAGTAGCCTGTTTTAATATTGCTTTAGTCGGTGGATAGTTTCTTGCAAAATTTAAATCACCTGAATTGTTTTTAAAAGCTTGATAACCTCTATCCATAGCTTCTGTTAAAGAACCACGAATCATTTTTTCAAAATCATCTAAAGCATCTGGTGTTAATCTTCTACCATATTGAGTAAATAAATCTTCCCATACACTACGCATTCCTTTAAAACTTCCCAATATTTGTTCAATATCATTATCAGTAGCTTTGTATTTACTTTTTAATCTATTTCTAAAAACTTTAGAACTTTTATCGTTAATATCATCGAACCTAAAATTAAATAATCTGTCGCCTGTTTTTAATTTTTGAGTAACTTGTTTGCCAGTAGTTGGATCAATTCTTTTAAAAACTTGAGGAAGTCTTGTTCCTGGTTTTAATTTTTCAAATTCTCCAAAGCCTGCTTCATAAGCACTACCAGTTTTAGGATCAATATTTATTTCATCTACAGACTCAAAATTATATCTTAATTTTCTTTTACCAATTAAAAAATCATTCATTTCTTTAAATAAATTTTTTTTAGTATTGTCATCTACAGTAGCAGATGTTTTTTTCATATTCTTAACTATACGTTCTCCAATTTTATCTACAGTAGTCATTGCTCTTTCAGCAGCATTTCTATCTGCAGCAATTTCACCATCCATTTTGTTACGCATTTCAAATCCTTCTTGAGGATCTGATCCTCTTGATCTTAAAGGTTTTGAAATCCATTTATCTATCCATCTGTCAAATGGTTTAGTAATTGCTTTTCCTGTTCCTGCTTGATTTCTTAATTTAGAAATAGTCTTACCTGCTCCACCTATGATGCCTGTAAATCCAGCACCTTCTAATCCAAATTTTAATCTGTTTAATATTTCTGTAGTAGGATCATCTGTATCTCTTTCTAATTCTGTGGGTCCTCCTAGTAAATCTCCAAAAGTTCCTGCATCTTCAACATCAGCAACAAACACTCCTTCTGCTAATCCACCTAAACCAGCGCCTACTCCAAATGCTCCTGTTTTTTCAAAACCTGTAGCTCCTTTTGAAAAAGCTTCATTAAATAATTTATTTTCTGCTCTATCTAATTTACCACCTTTTAATTTTTTTGAGACAGCTTTAGACATATCTCCACCTAAATCTAAATACTTACCACTTCTTTTTGCAATCAAAGCTCCTTTAGCTAAACCATTACCAACTTTAAAAGCAATACCTCCAGGAACTCCAATGTTAGTAATTAATTCTGTAATTTTTCCAGCAGTTGTTGCTTCTGCTAATTCATCAAAAGGATTTATTTTTGCAAAAAATTCTTCTACTTCTGCAGCTTTATTTGTATCACCGCCTAAATCAATTAATGTCGCTCCTAGTGATACAAAACCTTCTGGTATTTTAAAAAGACCTGAACCTATCCCTGCAAGCGCAGATACAAATGCGTTTGGTTTACTATTTTCATCAGCATCTGTAGTGGTGCTATTTGTATTTTCATTTAAAAGTTCACCTAAAGTAGCCATAGCCTACCTCCTATACTTGAAGATCTTTTCTTTCTCTTGCAGAATCACCAATTACTTCGTATATTTTTCTAGATCCATCTGGCAATACTATAATAGAAAACCCTTCACTTATTTCTAATTTAGGTATTTCAGTTTCACTAGACACAGTAAATTTTTTAACTGGCTTTTGATATTTTAATCTTAATGTGTCTTCAATAACAGAAGTGCTATCTAATCCTTTTCCAGTTCCTTTATATAAATTTTCAGAAACGTATTTTAAAGAATCAATCCAAGTCTTACCTTCTAAACTTGATGCTGCTTTTTGAGCAGCCATAGTTGCATTAATTTTATAATCTACTCCAGCTAATGTTTGTTTTAATTGTTCATCAGCTCTTTTACTTGCAATCTTATCTTTAATATCTAATGTAGCTGCAGCTTGTTCTATTTTCTCACGTCTACTTGGTCCTGCCGCCGCTTCAGCTTTCATAAATTCTGCTAAACCTTCTCTAACTCCACCGGTTCCTAAAAATGATGCAGAAGCTCTAGCAAATATATCTGATAAATCTCTACGTTTAGCTTTATCACCACCTAACATTTTTATGTAATCTTCTATTGTATATTCTACGGATTCTTCTTTATCACCATTTACTTCTTTTATATCTCCTACTTTTACTACACCAGGTACTTCTTGTGAGTCCATATCAGAACCAGGTTTACCACCTTCATAAGGCTTGTCGTCAACTTTTTGACCTATTAATTTTTCATAAAAATCTGATGATAAAGTTTCTGATTCATCTATATCCCCTTCACCCATTTCTAAATCTGATTTCTTCATATCAGCTTCTTGACTTGCTCCGTATGTTACAGGTTTAGATAACTCATCAATACCTAACGTATCAAAACGTGGATTTCTTTCACTTATACCTTCACCAATTTTAATTAATCCTGGTGATTGTCTTTCAGGAGTCATAAAACCAAAACCAGTTCCTGATTGAAATTTCATTGGAGAAACATAATTAGGGTCAGTAAATCTTTTTCCCAATAATGCATTCCTTAAAAAATCCATACCACTTTTTTCACCAGCATAACCACCTGGTTCATTCACTAAACCTCTTTTAGGTTTATCTAATCCTGAAGCGATCCCCGTGCCGTAACTATCGACCGGCCCACCTCTAAACATAGGTCTTCTTAAAATTCTACTCATTATCCAAATAATCCTAATTTAGAACCGATACTAGCAACCCCTGTTCCAACACCGAGAGCCGTTGCTAATGGACTGGCTGGAGCTGCTGGTGGTGCATACCCGACTGTTTGAGTAGGAAATGCGCCTGGTTGAATTTGTGCTAGTTGCTGACCAATCAATCCTAGTTGTGTGAATGGTTGGAACTGTTGTTCTCTTTCAGCTGCTGCCGCTGCATCTATTACTGCTTGTTGTTGCGCTTGACCTGCTTGACCAAGTGACTGTTGGTATTGTCCAAGTCCTTGTTGTGCTGCTAATTGATTAGCTGCTGCTGCTTGTGCTTGTTGAAATCCTTGTGCTAATAATTGTGCTTGTAGGTTTGATCTACTTGTTGCTGCACCTCTTGCAGACTCTGCTGCAAGTACACCTTCTCGTCCACCACCATAAGCTCCAGCTTGAATAGCTTGATCACGTCTAGCAGTATCTGCAATGGTTTGTTGTCTGTCAAACTCTGATAAAGTTTCATCTATAACTTCTCTTTGATAAGGAGACATAAATGCTTGATAAGAATCTGCTCCTACTAATCCTGCTGTTCCTGCTGCTTTTGCAGATTGAAAAGCTGCTTGTCTATCTTGAAATTGTTGAGCTGTTTCACCAGCTTGCATAGGCATTAAAGAACCTAAACCACCTGCTTGTGTTCTTGCAAATTGTTGTAGTTGTGATTCGTCAGCAATAGTTGGTTTGTATTTAGACGGATCTATTCCTGTAAAACCTCCAGCAGGTATTGCACCTGCTCCTAGTTTGTCAATTGATTTTAAAAAGGCGGTAAGTGAACCTTCTATAATCGGTGCGGGTCTTGTTATCGTTGTTGTTTCAGCCATTATGCTCTTGCCTCTAATCTGTTCATTGTTTCATACATTCGTTTTGCTCCTTCATTAACGCTTCCACCACCTGCTGCTCTTACAGCATCTGCAGTCATTACAAATTCATTTTTAGAAAGTCTAGCAGGAACGTCGTCTGCTCTTTCTTTTTTACCAATAGGTATAAATCCTCCACCTCTCATATCCATTTCTCTACCACCTAAATCCATTATACCACCTTCAGCTTTACCTTCACCAAATATATCTTCTTTCATTCCTTCGTATACTTCTTCTGATATTTCACCTCTTCTATACAATTGAGGAATATATAATTTGTAAAATTCCATTTTTCTTTCATCAGACATTACACCATCTGTATCATTAAACATTGCATTTAAAATACCCATCTCTTCAGATTGACCTGGTTGTACTGTTACTTTTAATTTATCTACTAAAAATTCTTTTGGCTTTTCTTCAACACCTTCTACTGCTGCAGGTATACCACCAAATTCAAATCCTACTCTACCACCAGCTCTATATCCTGCTGCTTCGATCGCGTCTAAAATTTCTTGTTCTGTAAAGCCGTAAGCTTCCATAGATTGTCTAATAGCAAATGCTCTGTTTGAATTTTCTTCATCCATTCCCGCTTCATAGTCAGCTTGTTCTCTTTCATAATCTTTCATAGCTCTTCTGTTTTCAGCTACTGCTAAATCTGTCATACCTTGACCTACTGGTACTAATGCTGCTTTTAATCCTTCTTTACTAAATAGATTGTTTTGTAAAGTATCACTAACACCTGTTAAATAATTTGAAGTACCTTCTAATGCACCTAAACCGCTTTTAGCAAATCCTGGTTCCATACCAAGTGCTTTGTTTTTAAAAAAGTCTCCTGCACTTTGAGTTCCAGTACTAGCTAAACTATCTCCACCCATATATTGAGAATAACTTTTTCCTGTGTCACCAATTGTTCTTCCGCCTGCACTTCCTGGAGTAGACAACGCACCGGTAGCCGCGGCCATTAATGTAGATAAACCAGAAAAGTCTCCATCACTTCCTTCTTGAGCTAATTGAGATCCGAGGTTTAAACCACCAGATATTAAAGCTCTAGAGAACATAGTATTACCACCCAAACTCATTAGTCCTGGAGCCATAAATGGTGCGGCTGCAGCTAAAAATGGTAATGCTGGTTTGATTTCATTCGGTACTATCTTGTCTAGTACTCTTGAAATAGGTCTAGTTATCTTTTTTAAAAATCCCATAGTTTCTCTTTATAATGCTTGTTGATAGCAAGTTCGCAAAGCTTGTAAATAGGCGAGTGTATCACAATTTACAGGCTTTTTGACCATTCGTCAATCGCTGATATTAAAGCCAGCACCAATTTTTATCTCTTCTACAGTCACATTTACATCTCTTCTTATATGTTCTGCTTTAGTAGCTGTATTGGAGTCCTGAACGTCTGCCAAAGCTTCTGCATCTGACATATATTCTTGACCTGTTTCTGTGTTAGTTAATGTTACTTCTGTTTTAGGTGTAATTACTGGTACTCTTTGACCATTAATTGTTTCATACCTAACTGAAGCTTCTGTTTCTACAAACGGCATTATCTGTCCTCCCTGTTGATTTCTAATATTGATGCTACAACGTGCAATCTATTTGCATCTGCAGCGGTTACTTGTAATACTTCACTTTCTTGCATAATCAAAGGCTCATTTAATAATTGTTCTGTAGCATTACCTGCTATAGCTTTATTTTGAAATATAGTAAATTTGTTAGCTGATGCTGGATCTCCATCAAATAAGTCAACTGTAATATCACTACCATTATTTGTATCATCACAAACTAATATAGATTTTACAATAGCTCTAGAGTTAGATGCTACAGTATATAAAGTTGTAACTGTGTTAGTTGTTAAATCTAATTTTTGGTTTTTATATATATTTGCCATTTATCCTAATCCGAACCACGTATATCTTTCCGAGTCCTCTTTAAGTTGTGTTAAATATGTAGAGTTTAATTGTTCAATGATTGTAGTTAACGCTCTGTTAATTTGTCTTTGATTATCTTCACTATATTCTTTTTTAGGTTCAGGTAATCTTACTACAACTTTAGTCATTAGCCTCTCCTTCCATCTGGTTGTATGTCAACTTGAAACGTACCAAATCTCCAAGACTCACCTACACCAGTATTTTCTATCTTTATGTTTGCATATCTTCCTCTTGCTCTGGTGTCAACCTTTAAGGTACTAGAATTTATTATAAAAGGACTTAATGCAGTTTCTATATCATCTTGTGATGGAAAATCTTTTATAGATAATGTTACTTGGTTATTACCAGTTAATACTTTGAAGTTAGGTAAAAATCTTCTCATCGCTAAAAATACTTCTGCTTGATCTGGTTGCAAAGAAAAACTAAATGATTGAATAAAAGAAGTAAGTGTGGTTACACTACCATCTGGATTTACTTGATCGGTCCCCGTTTCGTGTTCGAACAATACGCTTTGACCTAATCCTGTTTCACCTTGTACAACAGGAAAAGTTCCTGTGTTGGAACTATTAAAAGCAGTAGCATAAGGTCTTGGATATACTAATGAATCAATCCAAGTTGTTCTAATAGAATTAGTGTTAACGCCGGTATACCAATTACCCATAGGTAATCTTGCATTGTTTTGACCGTAGTTAAACACTACATATCTATTATTAAATTCTGATCCTGATGTTGGGTACCACCAAGTAACTTCTGTAAATAGGTTATTGATACCTGCGTTTACTTGTTGACCTTTTGTAGTATCAACATCGTCGTAAACATAATCTTCAACACTACAAGGTAAAGTATTAACAGTACCATCAAAAGAGAAGAAACCATTATTACCCATCCAGTAAGCAACACCATCAATTTCAATTGCTGCGTTCTTACCAATCAATCCACAGTTTGTACCAACTTGTTCAAAGCCAAATGTAAAAGGAGCTCCAACAAATTTCATTGTGTATAGTGCATTATCTGTCCATACTAGAATGTTTTCTTTTGCAACCAATGCTCCAACAATTTTTGTACCATCTTGTATTCTTTGTGTACCTGCTGTGTTAGTTGCTTCTGGAACATATGCATTTATATTTTCATCTTCAGAAAATCTTATAAACATATCATCTTGTGTAGTAGGATTACCAATAGTTGTTTCAGTTCCAAAATGAATTAAGTGACGTGTGGTTGGTGAAATTAAAGTTGTTCTTGTAGCTGTTGGATTGTTTGTAGTTTGAAATCCTGATGTAGTTGTAGAAGCTCTTGTAGATAGTCTTGCTGCAATAGAAGAATCCCAAGTAAATGTTTTACCATTTCCAATAGTTGCAACTAATACATCACCAAAATTACTTAAGGACCAAAGTCCTGGTTCAAGAGTAATAGTACCTGCATCAACTGCATCTCCCCATCCTGTAAATTCTGTAGCGTTTGTAACTGTAGCTCCAGTGCTATGTATTGCTGAAGATGTTCCTTTTTGTGCTCTAGAAATACCTGTTAGCTCTACGCCTGATACACCTGTGTATGTTATTAACTCACTACCTACTGCAATGGTTCCTCCTGTTGCAGGAAAACCTGTAGTAGATGCTAATCTAATTTGTGTTGCTGAACCATTGTTACCATTAGTATCCGCGGCCAACCCACCGTCTAAAGTTGATTGAGCAGCACCTGTAATTGTACCACCATAATTACCAACACCATAACCATAGCCATAGGATTGTGCTGCAGGACCCACTACTTCAAAAGGATTAATTGTAACAGATCCACCTGAAGAAGCTGAACCAGCTGTTGCTGCTTGAATTGTTAAAGTTGTAGAGGTAGGTACAGATAAAACTTGAAAGTTAGTATCATCAAAAGTAGCTGTAGTTACTCCTGTTGTACCTCCTGGTAAAGTTGTTCCTGTTAAACGAATAATATCTCCGACACTTATATTGTGTGCTGCAGAAGTTGTTAAAGTTACTGATGTCGTTCCATTAAAAGTAAAAGTTGCACCAGAAATTGCTGTTGCAAGTGGACTAATATCAAAAAATTGTCCTTCAAAATATATAATTAAAAATTTGTCTGTACCAATGGCTACATATCTATTACCATCTTGGTCAACGAATGCGTGTTGTTTTCTAGCTATTCCTACTAAAGTATCTGTAAGTAATGACTGCCAACCACCAACTTTTTCTGGTAGTCCATATCTAAATCTTACATTATCTGAATCAACCCAACGACCTTCTGCTCCAACTGCTGTATCTTGTTTGTCGATTCCAGGAGCAAACTTAATTTTCGTAAGCATTAATTACTCCTATGCTGTGTTAGTTTTTAACTGCCAGCCTTTATTCGCTCCAGTATAAAATAATGTGACTGATTGATTGTTAGTAGTTAAATCTATTGAAGAAGCTGTTCCTTGAATTTTTTCTGATCCATTTGGTGCTACAACACATTTGTTTGTTGCAAAACCATTTGATGCTGACACATCCATAATAACTATTTCATCACCGACTGCTCCCGCAGGTAAAGTAATTGTTACAATATTAGCTACTGTGTCTACACCTATTTGATCACCAGGAACTGCTGTGTATGTAGTTTTACTTGCAGCTGTTACTGTTGTAAATCCTTTGTTCATCATTCCAAGATTAGTTGCAGGTGTACCCCCTACTGAATAAACTAACATTGATGCACCTTCAGGAACGGGTACATAAGTTGATGCACTTTGTCCTGTAGTAAATAATGAAACTGTCCAACTATCTCCAGCTCCTCCTCTAGTTGTTCCGTCTTCTATAAAAAATACTCTATTTGCATTTCCACCTGTTGTTGATGCAGGCATTTCTAAATTACAATTACCAGATAAAGTTCCAGTAAGTTTAATATAAAGATTCTTACCATTCGCGGTCGACGACCCATCAGCTAAACTTAACGTAGTGGTACCCGTGCTTAAAGTTACTTCTACATAACCTGATGCTGCTGTTTGTAATAGTTGTAAATTTGTATTTGTGATTGCGCCCCATAGACCAGCTTTTTCACCGGTTGTGACTAATTCTAATGATAAATCTGTTGAATAAGTTGATGCCATAATTTTAGTACGGTTTGATTGGTGTCCAAACCATTGTTGCTCCTGGTATTATATCGTTCCACGTAATAACTCCTGGTTCTACTGTATCTAATGTTAAAGCATTACCAGTAGGACTTACATTTGCGTCAGCAGTTATTGTAACATTTCCAGTAGCCAAGGTCAATGAGTTTCCAGAAGGCGTTACATTGGTATCAATATTAACTGTAAATGCACCTATACCTAAAGATACTGCATTTCCTGTAACCGTATGGTTAGCGTCAGCAGTAATAGTTAAAGTTCCTGTACCTAATGCTAGTTGATTTGGAGTTAAGTTTTCTGTAACAGCATCAGCAATAATACCTACAC